GTTAGAGAATGTAACTGCTGAAGCAAATGTTGATCCTGCATTGATAGTCAGACTGTCTGCAGCATCACTACCAAGTGTTGCATTACCTGAGTTAGAGAAGTTGACCATACTTACATCCCCAGTAAAAGCAGGAGATACTATAGTCTTATTTTCTATTGTTTGTGTAGCTTTTAACGTTACTAATTCGTCAGTTGTATTAGTCAATCCCTCGTTAGATGGGAATGAATATACATTTGTCAACCCTGCAGTCAAGTTTGCTGAACTAAACTTTGCTACCTTTGTCTCATCAATAGAGTTAGGTATAATAAAGTTGAGGTCATTGATTGCTAAAACAGAACCTAGACGTATCTTACCAGTTCCTTGTGCAGATATGGTAAAGTCTAGGTTTTGATCAGCGTCATCCTTTGCCTGTATGTTAAGAGTAGTTCCGACTTTCTGTAAGTTAAGTCTAGCATTACCCATTGCAAGACCAACCTGTCCTTGTGTCTCAGAAAATACACCAGTAGAAGTTTTACCTTCAAAGCGAACGCCAGGTAAAGTATATGTTCCAGAGGGAACAGCAGTAAATATGCTACCTACTGCGGATCTTTTATTTTGGTCGGTTGGATCTGAGTTATCGAGTAATAGAAGAGTATCAGAAGATGATACTTGTCCTGCACTTAATAATGTCAAATCGGAGATCTTACGAGTTGCCACTACATACCCACAATAATACTATCAAGTATATTTATACATTCTTTTTGAATAGAAAGAATCCTTCGCTACCTTCCCAGTATCCTTTGTCCCAAGTATGGTATTCTTTCTCATATAATCGTGCTTTACTCTCTAGTGGTTCACCATTCCATTGACACTCTGGTTCCGATTCACCCTCAAAATATTTTTCTCTCCATCTGAAACATATATCACATGCAGGGTTATGAACTATTATCAATTCTGGTGACACATATTCTATTTCTACAGTCTGTTCTCTGTATGGTTTATCCATGTAACTGTATCGAGAAGATGTATGATACTTATAGTCATCTAACTTCTCATGCTTTACTATTATATGTGCCCACTTAGTTGGATTAGATGCTGCTTGTGTCCAGTTATCAAACTCACCCTCAAACCAATCACAAAATTTATCTATCATCTCTCAAAGTATGTTATATTCATAACCAATCTACGATCAACGTCAGTTTGTGGCACACCCCTGTGTTGTGTATTAGTGTCAAAGATGACAGCAGTATTTTCTACGCTATCTATTTTTAATCCAGTCTCCTGTATCTCTGTATATCCATCACTGTTGTTTAGATATATGATACAAGTCTTACTAGGTGTCGATATGTTCCAATCACTATGCCACAATTGTTCTGGTGAATTTCTTGTAGTAGCATTGACCTTGATCTTGAGTATGGCAATAGCATTCAACTGATTAGTAATAGTTCTGAGTATCCTCATCAATTTACTATCACAGTTAAATGAATGATCCCAATACAAGATACGACAATACTGCTCTGGTTCACCAGGTGACATTGCATAGTGCCATGTAAAATCAGGAGATATTATTTCTCTCTTCAGTTCTTGAAACGTTCCGTGTTTAAGAAAGTTCTGTTGTATCAGCATCGCTAGGTAATGTTTTGTTCATGCCTTCTAGAGGTTTCTTTGACATAAAAGGACTATCAGGATGTGGAACTGCAGTTTGTTTGCTCTTCAATGCAGCAGCACTTATTGTTTTCTTCTTACCTTTGTTTGCCTTACACTTCTTAATTACTGCACAGGCATCACCAACTGTAACTATGTTTCCTGCTTCTTCGTCAGGTATCTCAATACCAAAACATTCTTCTAGAAACATAACAAGTTCTACCATTGCCAGACTATCTAGTTCTAGGTCATCACCTAGTTTACTATCCCATTTAATTTCTGTGCCCTCTGGCATTTCTGAACCCATAGTTTCAACGATTGCCAATGAAGCAATCTGAAGCATTGCATCCTTAGTAATCTTAGGATTAGATTTAAGGATCTCTTTAATTTGTGCGTATGTGTGATTATAAGACATTAAACGTAACTCACATCGGTAACTGGAACCATTTCACGAACGATCTCAAGCACTCTCATGAACTGGTCAGCGTTGCATGAGATCTTTTTAGTATCACCGCTACTGCTTTCTATTGTAAACGTTCTTGATGGAATGTCAACTATGACTTTCTCCAGTGTTTCTTCTTCGTCGTAAAACATTAATGAAAAGGATAGAATATCATATAATGATAGCATATCATTCAGAGTTTGTAAAGTAGGTAGAGTTACCCGCCCTCGCTGCTCGTCTGATCGTTTCTTCTACCTTACTTATAAGGTCTAGTCCTGCCTGTCTATTCTCCTGCATATGCTTCATAGCATTGTCTGTTTTATCTTCTCTTACCAGTTCTTCGACGAAATCGTCTAAATGTTTTGCAAGAATACACTTTAAAAATTCTGCTTCCTGCTTGCTTACTGACATGTGATGTTGTGTCATGTTACTCTATAAACTCTGCAATCAATTCAAGTATATCTCGGTTCCATCAATGTCAACGTTGCCATCAGCAGTGATATTGATATTTCCACCCGCATCAACATATGTGTCCTCTTGTGAATCCACAAAATAGTTTTCAGTTGCGTGATGCGAAATGTTTCCTCCGACATCTAATTTTTCTGTATTGAAATAATCAATGGTGTCGATCATATCAGAGAATGCTCCTCCCTTAATACAATCTTGAATACCCGCCACAATGAGGTATCCTGCTTCTAGTTGTATGTTAGTATCACCTTCATAATTTCCTGTCTTAGGTAGTGTAATAACGTCTCCGATATTATACCCTTGTCCTAAACTGAAATATGAAACTGTAGTCACACCTTCTGCATTAACACGAACTCTAAACTTCGCTGCTTTGGTAGGTGACCCACCAGTGGCAGTAATGTTATAAGTTCCTGCTGTTCTACCAGATCCTTGCTCGTTGATTATAGTATCCCATTGAATAACTGGTTTACCACCATTTATTAGGGTTCTCTGTCTACCAACAATCTGGTTCATCTGGTTGCCAAGTGTGTATTCGTATCTACACCCTTGTGCTCTCGATCTTATATCTCCGTTACTATTAACAGAGAATGTGGACGATCCTTTTAGTATCTTAATTTCATAATTACCCGCTACGTTCTCTTTTACAGAACCGCCTTCACTCAAGTCATTTTCCAAGAACACTGTCTTGTTTGTGTAGGCATTGGATTGCAACTTCATTTCATTCTTGGCTTGTATTGCCATGTTCTCATCTGACTGAATAGTGCATACACCACCGACTTGCATCTGGTAGTTACCATTCACTCTATCAAATCTATCACCTTCAACTTCAGTATGCATATTACCTTCAACGTAAATGTTTACGTCACCGACTACATGCAGTGCCATTCTATCATTTTCAATATCCTTACCAACTCTTATAACAAGATTATGGTCTGATAAGATATATGTATCATTATATGAAACTAAGTTGTTGTTATTTTTCTCATCTATATTAAGAAAATTACCATTTGCATTGAGCAAACGTATGTATTCTCCATCCTCAGTATTGTTCATCTCGAACATATGACCCGCTGAGGTTGCTTGTACCCAGTTGTATGGATACTTAATTTTTACACTTGGTGATGTGTTAGGATTATCAGTCCCACCTGTAAACGGATTAATGTCAGACATTAGTATCCACCTCCATATGGCGAACTAGGAGTACTTGGTGCACTTGGAGCAGATGGAGCACTTGGAGCACTTGGTGTTGAGGGAGTCGATGGAGTAGAAGGTGCACTTGGAGTAGACGGTGTAATAGGTGTAGATGTAGGATCAGCAATAGTCTGCTGAGTTTCAGTTGCAACAGTAGTATTTAAAACAGTAGAATCATCTACTGTGCTATCAACTAAGTTAAATGATGTATCAGTTAGTCCTGCTTCTTCATCCTCTATAGCAGATTTTATCATAGGATGCCCTACACAGTCAACATATTGTGTGAGTGGTAAAACATTGTTCTCCCTAATTTCTCTAGGACTTGTGTATGTGTATACTACACTTAATAGTCCTCCTGTTCCAGTTCCCTCTACACCAGATAATCCCTTATCTTCTACTATAGGTTTAACGAAACCTAATACTGGTTTTGATACAGTTGCTTTGATAAGTCTACCCTTAGAATCTTTTGTAGCAGATCCGATAGTTTGTTTCTTGGATCCTGTTCCTATTGTGATAATTGGATTGACATAGTTACTACCAACGTTTATGATCTTAATCTCCTCAAGTTTAGGAATTATATCACCACACTTAGCATATATTGCTGTTGCATCTTGTGGTATTACAAGTGTTGGGAACTTATTGTTAAAGTTCAACGTAAACTCATGACCAGATTTAGTTCTTAACTCCAATCCTACCTGTAATTGTGGATTGAATGAGGTATCTATTGTTGCTAATAGTATGTTGTCATTATCATACTCAACGTCAACAACCTGTAATACATCTGGTGATCCAGTGATGCGTTGTTCTAGATATTCACCATCATTTACATGCTCTTGCAATCCTATCTTACTTACTAATACACCATACTGCTCATTAGGACAGAATGTAGTAGCAGGATCAAATCCATATCCTACGCCAGGTTTGATAACCTCGATAGAATCTACCTGACCATTAGCAATATTAGGTTTAAACTCTGCACCACTACCCTCTGGGTCATTACATGTGAATTGTGCTTTGACTGTTGCTTCGGTGTTAACGTTAGTTCCTTTCTTTCTCATTAATACACCAAGTATCTGTCCTATGTCATCTACGATAGGTAGTGCCTTGATAGGACTTGTTGACTGTAGATTATCCCATACCATTTCTGGGAAGCATGGTTTCCTATTCAATATACTATTACTACAGTTGACTGCTGCACTTGATACATTACCATTTGAATCATAGAAGTTAATACCCTCAAACTTCTCTAGAGGTCCTCGTGTATCAAATGATTTTTCTGACAAACCAGTTGCAATACCAGCTGCACTACTGAGATCTACAAGTGACCCTGTATTGACATTGAATACTTTCTTAATACCATTACGATCAACAGCAGGAACAAATCCATTCTTAGGTATACCTTTACCTATGATTGATATAGCATTCGGTGGTTTGATTGCATACTGTGAAATTTGTTTTGCTGTTGCATCGTTACCCTTTGCTTTTGCACCAAGACCTGTTTCAAATACTGATGCACCAATAGCACATGATAAAGCACCATCACAAAATAGATCTATGAAATCTCCTACCTTATTGAGTAAGTTTTGTATCTTATCTCTTGCACCTTTGATAGCACCTGTTACACCTTTCAATATACCTAATGCAGACGTAATTTTATCCATCAAATTCTTCATGAGATCACCAAGCATATTCTGAATCAAACATAGTGCAGTGTCTAATACTTTCTCTACTAGATCTTTGAGCATACCTTTGATAAAGTCACCAAGTTCACCTATCAACTGTTTGAATAGACATGATACCAAGTCACCAACGTTCTTTAATTGATCTCTTACTGCAACATCCAATTCTGGATCTGGGATACTTAGATTAGCGAGACCTTCCTTTACAAGTTTGTTAGTCTCTTCCATGACCACACCCTTGATGTTAGCAGTCAATCCAGTTAACTTTTTCTGGATCCTCATTTGAGTAAGGTTTATCTCATACTCTAGATCAACAACTTTACCAGTCTGTTTGTCAATAAACTCATCTATATCGTTCTTCTCTATACCACGAGCAAACTTCATGAACTCTGCCATGGGTGCTTCTAATTTAGTTGCAGTTTCTGATCCACATTTACCATTACCAACTTGAACTGTAACCTTTTGTTTCTCTGTTGCTATTGCCTGTTTCTCTGTCTCTCCCTTTGCAGGTCCTCGTTCGTTCTTTGTAGTCTCTTCTCCTTCCTCAGTTTTATGTCCATCGTTATTAGTTGGAGCAACATCTACACCACTTTCCTCATCAGTCTCGACTGTGCTTGCTGTGTTTCCTGCAGAACTACCTGTCTCACTATGATCTGGAAACTTATATTCTGGACTGACTAACTGAGCAAATCCCTCTTCCTTACCACCAGTAACACCGTAACTACTATCAGCGTTCTCATCACTGATACTACCCATAACAATAGGAATCTGTGCTGATGCACCATCCATAAAGAATCCAACAACCCAACTATTGACTTGTAGTTGATGAACAGATCCAATACCAGACAACTGTGAGTATATGGGTGGCATCAATACCTGTGCCCATGGTAAGTCTGATGTTGGTAACTCTTTTCTATTTGTATTATGATAACCTATAATTCTAACTTTGACTTTGTTAGTCCAGTCCCAGTCACCAAAATCCCAGTCACCATTGCCATCATCTAGATCAGCATTCCAGAATTTTGCACCATCATTCTCTACCTGTCCAATCCACCAGTTGAACCCTTCTTTACCTATAAAATTAGCGAGTGCTTCATTCATCATGAGTCTTGACCATCCGAATCAGTATATAACGTAAGTCTAGTTGACATCTTATCTCCACTAGATTTAAAAGTTCTTTCTACCTTACCGATAACATATTTACCAGAGTTTGCAAAGTCCTGTTTTCTATCTCTACCACCTTTGTAAATATCTAACTGCACAACTTCACCTATCTCTAATGAGTAATCTGATATTAATTCTACTATGACTTTTTTACCATAAAATAATTTTTCCCTTAAACTGGATTGTGAAAGTTGCTTTGTGAATCCCTGTGTATAAGTTCCTTCTGTAAATAATGCAGAGTCTGATACCTTCGACATGATTCTAGTATGCGTCAAGTTGTTATCGAATCCTTTATAAAATTCTGGAGCAACACCTGAGTTTAAGGTCAATATCTCTTCGTAAAATTTATTTATGCTGAAAGGATGCTGTTCAAACTTCATGTCTTTCAGATCTATAGTCATAACGTTACTAGAATATGATCCTAGATTTAGTCCTTTCAATAGATCAACTGATGACTCAATCTTCACCGAGTCAATAGCAGTGATACCTGTATCATCCTCATCTTCTAACTCTCCACCCTCATGTCCTATGACCATCCTTGTGACTGGATCTAAACTAGCAAACGAATCATATGACACAAAGTTATATCCTGCTCTTGTCTCATAGAAAGCATATCCTGCAGTTGCTGCCTTACCACTACCTTTTGTAGCTGGTATTGCTTTTGCTGCCAACCATCTAATTGCAGTAAATGGATTCCAGTATGGTGATACAAATGAAAAGTTGTTAACGCATGGTTCTATCCTTGCTATTCTTCTATCCGTAACTCCTATCAAGTCTTTTAGTATCTCTTTCTCTACAATATCATTAATCTTTTTACCTTGACCCTTACCAAACCTACGTGATATTTTATTAGCAGCGTTGTTCAAGAAATCAACAGTGCATAACATAAGAACAGCAGATGACTTACCACCTACATTCTTTCTATCTTGTATATCATATATCACAAAGTCTCCACCAATCTCAGTCTTTGCCTCACTATCTCCTATGCTTATGAATACACGTTCCATACCAACTAGTTCAGATAGCATACCAGTCTCACTATCAGTGATCTGAACTTCCATCTTCATGGTAGCAGCCTGCATATCTTCTGTGTATTTTACATACAATACCTGATTAGTCGTTATTGGAGGATAGTCTGCAATAAGGAAAGCAAGTAATTGAAAGTTTGACTGTGTATTGACTGACATTAGAATTGCGAAGTTACGTTGTATACATCAATGTATGGAGACTCTTTTATCTCTGGTTGTGCAAGACCACCACCTTCAGACTGCATTGGAGGTGCTCCAGACTGTCCTGCAGCTGCAACTGCAGCACCTGTTCCTGCAGCAGTATCTACTGCCTTCTTAGTCTTGGCATCCATATTATCTCTGTTCTCTTGTATAGTTTTATCAGTCAGTTCTGTTAGGTTTGTCTTCTGCTCACCCTTCGAGAATATACCTCCAAGTTTTGTATTCTTCATCATAAACTTCGCCATCATACCCATAGGTGTCATACCAAATGCTTTGCCAGCTAAACCTTTTAAACCCTTACCTATACCAGATGCTTTACCCGCTAATCCTTTTGCACCTTGGAATATCTTGGTACCTGCATTAAATGCCATACCCATAGGTGTCAAACCAAACAATTTACTTGCTAGTGACTTACGTTTTTTGATAGGTTGCATTGCTCTGCTACCCTCAGTACCATCGCCAAGTCCTATTCCATCAGCAGTTCCTGTATATGGTGCACGTCTTCCATAGGTAGGATCTCCAGATGCAGGAGGTAACATTGGTTGACCACTGACAGGAGCACCATCACCTGTACCACCACCGCCACTTACAGCACCTTTGGCAAGATTGAATGCTTTGGCAAGCATTGTACCTAAGAATGATCCACCTTTACCACCTTCTTCCTTATTATCATTATCCTCTTCATCGTTAGCAACTTCAGAACTAGCAGCACCTAACTTAAATTGTTGAGAGATCTTAGATATATTTCTATTCAATATCTTAGATGCTTCCTTACTTGGTGCAGGAATCTTCTCTAACAGATCAGTGATAGCAACAGCAGCAGACTTGGCGGGTAGTGCCAATGCTTCCATAAATGCTTTCTTCATCTTAGGATCTACTTCAAACTCATCTTCTAGTTCTTTCTTGACTTTCTTCTTAGTGTCGTCCTTACCTATTCCCGCTTCCTCTAGAGTATCTACCTTCTCTATGTCTTTTGCTTCTGGTACATTGTCAGGGTCAATACCCTGTTCTCTCATTGATCTACGTTCTTTAAATTTCTTTATCCTATCTTCTTTGGACAAATACTCTCCAGTCTTAGGATCCACACCCATTGCTGCCACTGGATCTGGAACAAGATTCTGCTGTGGTTCTGCCTTTGGTGCTATCTTAGGTTTACCTGTTGTAGGATCCTCTTTTGGTTTTGGTGATAACTTATCAGGTAAGCCAGGTAACTTGAATGCCTTTGCTGCCTTTGCTTTATCTTTTATAAAGTTACGTAGACCCTTACCTACATTTGTTAGTCTTTCAGTTCCTTGACCAATCTTCTCACCTACAGCGTCCTTTGCCTGACCAATTTTCTCTCCAGCTGCCTGTGCAGCACCTGCAGCAGCCTTACCTGCTTTATCACCAAGTAACTGTGCGTTCTTGCCTATAGACTTGCCTACGTCCTTAGCTTTATCTCCTATCTTTGTAGCAATCTTTTTAGCACCATCCGCTACATCCCCTAGTTCTATCCCAGGCTCAACCTCAGCTGTTTCCAGCTCACTAACTCTATCCTCTA